GCCTCAGTAATGTGGGTACTTCTGTTCTTTCAGATACTGAACAACAACGTAACGCATTACCAGCTAGGCCAGTATTCTAGCGAGAAAATCTGCATGGAAGAAATGACTAAGGCGAGTGTTCTAGTCACTACCAACAACATTGCGTTGTACTGTTTCAGGGTAAATAATGGATAAGAATTTATATCGCCTATTGCTTCCTTTGGTAAATAACAAAGAGCAAATGGATCTACTGCACGATTACGTTGCAGCTAGAATTGAAGGTCTTCGTGACCTTCTAGAAAAACAAAAAGACCCACAACGAATTTTAGAAATTCAAGGGGCAATCACAGAGCTTCGTAGATTCAAAACACTTCGTGATGAAGTGATTAAGGGTGCAGACTAATGGACGCTATTACTGAGCATCACTACCTAAACATTGCGAAGGGCAGAGCTAAAACTCTTGAAGATGGCAACTTAGCGACTGTGAATACCATCATAGTAAACATCGATGGGGTCGAAACTCTTATACCCACCGTATGGGATGGTGAAATAGTTTCTGATGAACAGGCTACCCGTTTTGCAATTGATAGCGGTGTGGATTGGCCCACCCGTACAGGTGAGAATGCGGTTCAAGAATTAGAAGAGTTCGACGCCGAAATTCATAAATCTATGACAGACACGACGAGTCCTGAAGAGGCTTCTGAGATATTACAGAATAATAAAAAAGGTTTTGATGAGGGTGGCCTGATGGTTGAAACAAGCCCACGCCCTAAAGCCCGTCCCAAGACAGAGCTACCCTATGAGGATGCAGATAAGATTGAGCGTCTGGTATGGGCAGAAGCCCGTGGGGAGGGCGTAGAAGGCCGAAACGCTGTTCGTGGGGTGATCTTCAACCGACTAGCCTCTTCACGCTTCCCAGACAGCGTAGATGAGCTTCTGACTGCAGATGAGTTTGAACCGATCCGTAAGTATGGTGACGTTTATAGCATACCCGTACCAGAAGAGGATCTACAACGGGGCCACGCTGAGTTTGCTGATTACTATCAGATGGGCAAAGACGCAGTAGACGGGCGTACATTCTTTCAGAATACAAGTACAACCAAAGCCCGTGGTACAGACTTTTCTGGCCCAGACCCAATTACCATCGGTAAGCATACCTTTACCCGTGGTTATGAAGGCCAAGAGCCGGTGTACGACACAGATTTCTCACACAACATTACGATTGTTTATCCAGAGTACGCAGAAGCTGAGGGCATGGCCCTTGGTGGTCTAGCAGTAGCTCGTAAAGGCATTATGACCCCGGAAGGCGAAGACATGGCAAACAATAAATTTCAATTAGACGAAAACAAAGCAGATCTGGACAATGACGGGTCTCTTTCATCTTACGAGAAAACCCGTGCAGAGGCAGTGCAGAAGGCCACCTCTGAGGAAGATGAGCTTGATATGTACCACGGCGGCATGATGGGTCCAGTAGACCCTGTCTCCGGTAACCCAATCCCCGTGGGTTCCTCTGCCGAAGAGGTACGGGACGATATTGATATTAACATATCCCAAGGCGAATACGTTCTGCCTGCAGATGTAGTCAAATGGCATGGCCTGAAACACATCATGGATATGCAAGAAGAGGCAAAGATGGGGCTTATGGCTATGGATACCATGGGCCTTATCCAAGCGGCTGGCGGAGAAACAGCCGAAGACGGCATGTGTCCAATGTGTATGGATGAAGAGTGTGACGGATGCGATGAAGAATACGCAGACGATGCCGAAACACCAGAGGGTGAAGTAGTAGAAGAGGCAGTTGTGGAGGTTTCCGAAGAGGAACCGGAAGTCAACGAAACAGATGATTACAAAGACAGTGATTATTCCAAAAAGACTTCCATGTACGGCATGGTGAAGAAGCCAAAGGTTACCTTCATCGTGTGATTTAGAGGGCCACCTTCACCACAGAGTGAAGCCCCCAAAGGAAAAACTATGAGCAAATATAAACGTAAAGAAGAGTTAGAGGCTGACAGCAAATACTCTGAAGAACTTGAAGCACAGGTATCAGTGGATGCTGAACCTAAAGAGCCAGAAGAGGCTTCTTTTAAAAAGCGGTACGGCGATCTGCGGCGACACACCCAACAGTTGATGTCCCAGAAGGATCAGGAGCTAGAGAAGCTAAAGGAACAGCTTGATAGCGCAGCAAAGGGACAAATTAAGTTTCCCAAGACTGACGATGAAATCGAGGCATGGTCTAAGAAGTACCCGGATGTTTCCAAAATCGTAGACACCATTGCACGGAAACGTGCCAATGAAGCTCTTGAAGAGGGTGAAAAGCGTCTAGGTCATCTCAAAGATCTGGAAACCAAGCTCACCAAAAAAGAGGCGGAACAACAGCTAATGAAGCTGCATCCCGACTTCAATGAGATTAGGCAAGACCCTGCATTCCATGAATGGGTTACAATGCAGCCTCTGTATATTAGCGATGCTCTATACAAGAACAACACAGATGCAATGGCTGCAGCCCGTGCCATCGATTTGTACAAAGCAGATACAGGTAAGCGTAAGTCTTCTTCTAAAAAATCTGCAGCGCAGGCAGTAGGTCGATCAACCTCTGCAGCACCTGCGGCAACAGGCAAAGCTAAGTTTAGCGAAAGCCAAGTAGCTCGTATGTCTGACCGTGAGTATGAAGCCAATGAGGAAGCGATTCTTCAGGCTATGCGAACTGAAGGTGCATTCACCTACGACATGACCGGCGGCGCACGGTAATTAATGGCAGTCCTAGTACATTAACTATTGACAAATTGTGCAATACTTATATGCTAGGACTGTCCCTACTAGGGGCAGGTTATAGTAATAGCTATTTACTACTAATACTAAACGTGCTATAATTATTATATCAAGCAAACTTCTACCTGTCTTATTACATAAGATAGCTACGAGATTGTTTAGATGATCTCTCACAAACCAGAGCCTCTTTTAAAGACTACCTCTTAGTTTGTTACTACCCTCAGAAGAATTAAGAATTTTAGTCTACCAGTGTGGTATGGCCCGTAGATTTGTATCATGGCCTGATACATCTTGTACGCACCCATAACATTAACACTGCCACTTAATAATTCCCTTCTGTCTTGTCTGTCGGCTAGTCCGACCTGCCATTTCACAAGGAGATATTACAATGGCTTTTCCATCAGCGGGTGGGTATACAAACCTCCCAAACGGTAACTTTTCACCAGTTATCTATTCCAAGAAAGTCCAAAAGGCTTTCCGTAACTCTTCTGTAGTAGAAGACATCACTAACACTGACTATGCTGGCGAAATCGCTAACATGGGTGACAGCGTTAAGATCATTAAAGAACCAGAAATCACAATCAACTCTTATGCCCGTGGCACTACGCTTGCGACACAAGACTTGCAAGATGCTGATTTTACTATGATAATTGACCAAAGCAACTATTTTCAGTTCGCTTTAGATGACATTGAAGAAGCCCATTCCCATGTTTCGTTCATGGATTTGGCTACGGATCGTGCTGGTTTCAAACTGCGTGACGCATTTGACCAAGACGTTCTGGGCTACATGTCCGGTTACTCATGGAGCGGTTCTGCATGGGCGGCTCGTACCGCAGCGGCAGGCACAAAAGCAGATGCAGCCGCAGGCAACGACGAATTGCTTGCAGCTAACAAACTGACACAAGGTGCCTTCGGTGGTTCCACTGCAGCTAACTCCATTCCTGTAACTGCAGGTGGCGGTGCTGGTGCTTTGACATCACCTTTGGCTGTTCTGAACCGCATGGCTCGTCTTATGGACGCAGCTAACGTGGACACAGACGGTCGTTGGATCGTTGTTGACCCCGTGTTCAAAGAGATCTTGATGGACGAAGATGCGAAGCTGGTTAACGCCGACTTCGGTGGCGATTCAGAAGTACGCAATGGTCGCCTTCCCGGCACCATCCGTGGCTTCCGTGTATATCAGTCCAACAACCTTCCTTACAAAGGCACAGGCGCTGGTACAAGTGCCTCTGCAGGCTCTGCAACTAACTTTGGTGTTCTGGTCGCAGGCCATGACTCCTCAGTAGCAGTAGCTGACCAAATTGCGAAAACTGAGAGCTTCCGCTCACCAGACACATTCGCAGACATTGTTCGTGGCATGCAGTTGTTCGGTAGAAAAATCCTTCGCCCAGAAGGACTTATCACTGCAAACTACAACTTGGCCTAATGGTTAAGCGGGGGCAGGGCAACTTGCCCCCAACACCCTTCTTTAAGGATCATCCATGCCTAGTACTTACCTAGATTTATGTAACATGGTGCTTCGCCGCATCAATGAGGTAGAGCTGAACGAAAGTGATTTCTTTTCAAGTCGTGGTGTACAAGCTCTAGTAAAAGATAGTGTAAGAAACTCTATCGCTAAAATTAATCAGTCTGAGTTTGAATGGCCCTTTAATTCCGCAACACATACGCAGACACTAGCACAAGGTCAGGTAGAATACTCATGGCCCTCATATCTAAAAAGTGTTGATTGGAACTCTTTTCAGATCGTCAAAAATGATAGCCTTGGTGTTAACTTCACGCACCTAAAAGCTATGAATCGTGATGATTGGTATCGTTTGCACCGTGACAGCGACAACAACGCAGGTAACGCAGGACGAGACGTTCCTCAGAACATATTTGGAAGCCATGGTCAGGGCTTTGGTGTTACACCATCCCCCGATGCCGCATACCAAGTTCGGTTCAATTATTTTTTGAACTACACTGACCTACAGAACCCTTTAGATGTCACTCGCATTCCAGAGACATTCGATCCTGTGATTGTAGAGGGTGCGCTCTATCACATGTACATGTTCAAAGATAACACAGAACAGGCCGGTGCATCCATTCAGTTCTTTGAACGTGGGATGAAAGACTTACAGACCTTGTACATCAATAAGTACGAGTATGTATCTGACACAAGGATTTCATTTTAATGCCTGATGAAATTCAGTCATACAAGGTTGTCTGCTCTGGTGGATTGAACGCTAACGAAAACCATCTGTTTTTGTCAGAGGCTGCATCAGGTGCCGCCACACGTTTAGTTAATTTTGAGCCAAGCCTTTATGGCGGGTATCGTCGCATCCAAGGTTACGATTACCTTGATACCTCTTTTCAGGAAGTGGGTGAAGGCGTAGCTGAAGGTAAGGTTCTTTCTGTAGCAATTTATAAGAATGAACATATTGGCAATCCATACATAATTGCAGCACGCAAGGATTTGGGTGCGAATACATACAGTTTTTATAAGTTTGTTGATCTTGTGGGATGGCAGGCAATCACTACAGGACTTACCCTTAATTATACCAGTGCAGGTCGTACAGTTGATAAGCTAAGACACGCCCAATTTGATTGGGGCAACGGCTCCACTATTTGTTTTGTAGACGGTGTTAATAATGCCATAGTTTTTGATGGTGTAAACTGGCGACAATTAAGCAGTACAGGTACAGGCGGTACTTCTAGTCCCGGTGGCAATCAGGTCGTAGATGCTCCTTCACTTGTAGATGTATTTGAGAACCATTTATTCTTTGGTGGAGATTTAGGGTCTCGTGCAGTTTTATGTCATTCGGCACCACAAGACCCGTATGACTTTACGGCGGCTTCTGGCGGTGGTCAGATCATTCCCGGATTTAACATCGTTCAGTTTAAGCCTTTCCGTGACGATCTATTTGTCTTCGGAACAAATGCTATTAAGAAAGTCTCACCTGATACTACGGCAGGTTTTGTAATTGATCAGGTTACATCCAACGTAGGTTGTATTGCACGGGATAGCGTACAAGAAATTGGCGGGGATCTCATGTTCCTTGCGCCTGATGGTTTTCGTCCTGTGGCCGGGACAAGCCGTATCGGTGATGTTGAGCTAGAGACTGTATCTAAAGCAATCCAAGTGCGCCTTGTTGATATGATTTCTAACTATGACATGGATACCATCAACGGCGTTGTGATCCGTAGTAAGTCTCAGGTGCGGTACTTTGTTGGCGACGATGCATTTAACCCGCAGGATAGTTATGGCATTATTGGTGGTTTAGCTGACCAATCGGGATCAATAAATTGGGAGTTTGGTGAACTTACAGGCATCCGTGCTTCTTGTACTACATCAGATTATATCGGTCGAACAGAGTATGTCCTGCATGGTGACTACGATGGTAAAGTTTATCGGCAGGAAATAGGTACAAGCTTTGCGGGTCGAGACGTACTAGCCGTGTATGCCACTCCATATTTAGACTTTGGCGATACTGAAGTTCGCAAGACTATGCGTAAGGCTAACACCTTCATTCGTGCTGAAGGTCCAGTAGAGTTCTATCTTTCTATGTCTTACGATTGGGGCGACTATAATACTGCCAGACCGTCACCATATTCCCAAGAAAGTAAAGGTGGCCCCGTCCAGTATGCAGGACGCAACATTGAATATAATGCTACAAACATTCTGTATGGCGGTAGCTCAAAGCCCATTATGACCTCTGATATTCAAGGCTCAGGATATTCTGCTAGAGCCACATTAGTAACGGTAGGTCAATCAGAGCCTTATTCTATTCAAGGCATCGTATTTGAATTTTCTATTGCGGGGAGACGATAACCTATGGCTGGTTATACAAGACAATCATTACCTGATATTCAGAATGGTTCGGAGATTACCGCTCCACCGCTTAACGCTGAATTTGACCGGATTACAGCGGCCTTTAGTACATCAGGACATACTCACGACGGCACGGTAGGTAATGCGCCAAAGATTAATCTGGTAACATCTTTGTCAGGTTATCTACCAGAAGTGCATGGCGGTACGGGCGGTAAGAACAACACCTCTGCTACCTCAAACCCCACAATAGCCGACGATACTACACAGGGCTATGTGGTTGGTTCTGTGTGGATTAACACAACGACAAGACGCCGCTACGTTTGCATGAGCAACGCAACAGGCGCAGCTTCATGGCTAGAAATACCTACCATTGATGCCAATAATAATATTCTACCACAGGTAGACAATACGGTTTCAATAGGTTCTGCCACCTACCGCCTAAAGGATGCATACCTTGGTGGCAACATGGATATCGATGGTACGCTTAACGTAGCGACGACATCTATACTATCAGGTGACGTTACTATGGGCGGGAACTTAACCCTGTCTACTGGTACAGCGACTATCCCAACAGCTACAATCAGCGCAGGTAATATTGATAATACAATTATAGGTTCTTCTACACCTGCAGCTATCACTGCTACAGACCTAACGACGACAGGCTCGGCAACGCTACCCACAGTTACACTAGGCCAAGGTACAGGTACAGTTGGTACGCTAAACGGTGTTATCGTTGGTGGCTCCAACCCGCTTGCGGTCACTGGAACAATCATCACTGCGAACAATGGCTTCACAGGTGACCTTACAGGTGATGTTACAGGTAACGTAACGGCAGCATCTGGTACTTCTAATTTCACAAACCTTACTGCATCGGGGATTATAACTGGTAACGTAACAGGTGATCTGACGGGCAACGTAACCTCTGCAGGTACATCCACGTTCAATAACGTAACCATCTCTGGAACATTGAATATGGATGGTGCGACTACGGCTACTATCCAAAACCTTTCTGCACCTGTTAATCCAAATGACGCAGCCCGTAAGACTGACGTTGATACTGCAATTGCTAACCTAGTTGATACCGCACCAAGTACTCTTGATACTCTAAATGAGCTTGCGGCGGCTATTAATGACGATGCTGATTTTAGCACCACAATCACAACTAGCATCTCTACCAAGTTACCTCTAGCAGGTGGTACGATGACAGGCGACATCATCATGGATACGAACAGTATCACATCGATGGCTGATCCTATTAACGCCCAAGACGCTGTCACAAAGAATTATTCAGATACGCAGGATGCTCTAAAGCTAAACCTATCTGGCGGAACTCTGTCAGGTGCGCTTGTTATGGGTAACAACACCATTAGCGGTGTTCCAAATCCCTCCGCAAATGATCAGGTTTCCAACAAAGCGTATGTCGATAGCATTCTAGGCTCTGCTACTTCTGCAGCTTCGTCTGCTTCTGCAGCTTCTACGAGTGAAGGTAACGCACTAAGTTCAGCAAACGATTCAGCGGGCTCTGCAACAGAAGCTGAAGAATGGGCGACAGAGACTTCAACAACAGTCGATGGTACGGAATACTCTGCTAAAGAGTACGCTATTGGTACTCAAATAAGAGGCACAACAGGTTCTGCAAAAGATTGGGCTGCATATACTGGCGGTACGGTAAATGGTACTGAGTATTCGGCAAAGTATTGGTCATCTCAAGCTGAGACTTATGCAACGGATGCAGAGACTAGCTTCAATGATTTTGATTCCCGATATTTAGGCGCAAAGAGTGCTGCCCCTACAGTTAATAACTCTGGAAATACTCTGTCTACAGGAAGCCTGTACTTCAACACATCAGACGGCCAGTTGTATTTATGGACGGGTTCGACATGGACCCAAGCAGCATTCACCGCACAAGGCTTTATGTCTGG